TTCCCGCCGTCTGCGTTAGATATTGTCAAATCTACGCATGGGCGTTCCACGGGCTTTGGTTCCGCGTTTACGAGTGGGGTCAAAAAGATGTTTAGATCCCAAGTCGTGGTTGCGGATGGTGGGGCTTGTATTGTCATCGTACGCTTAACAACTTGTGTGATAGTGTTAGGCGCTTGATAATCAGGATAACCTTCTACGCTCAAAGCGGTGTCGTGGAATGGATCCACGGCTCCGATGAGCCACTCTCGCCCGGCTCGAGTAAGTAAGCCGGACCGTTCAAGACGGTTTAGGTCATGGGTGGCGCCGCCTATGTCAGCGGTGCGCCCTTGCATTTCGTCGAGAGTAGATGGGGGGAGATTCGGGGGAGGAGCCCAGGTTCGGTTGTCCTCCAAAATCTCGAAATCACCAAGTGAGGCCATGGTGAAGTGTAAGGTATAGGTTGAGTGTTGTTGGTGGGGTAAGTATCGTTATGGTATGCGTACTTACTGAGTGGCAGAACTCCCGTTTTCTGCCTCATGGTCACGATAGTATGGGTACGGCCTCGGTTTCCCGGGGAACTTGGGCCACTTCGTTTTCTTCCTGCGTGCTTCGGTGAGCGCGGCTTTTTGAGTGTCAGAGAGACTGGTCCAATACTCTAAAGCTGCGTCGGTGTAGAAATCCTTGTTAGGACGACGCTTGGAAGTGTTTGCCTTACCGCGCGAGGTTTGGTTTTGCGCGACGGGAGCGGTGGTAGTTTTTACGGTGGACTTGTTCTTCTTCCTTGAATCCGGTCCTTCATGGCGAGCTTTTAGGCCCGCCACCGCTGCATTGACAAGATCGGCATCCTTGCCCGATGGTGGGGGGATTTTCTTGTCTTTGCGTCGTGGGTTCTCTGGTGGTGGTTGTGGCGCGGCAGCGTAACACTCAGTTTCAGGCGTTTCCAGTAATACTGGCCCCTCCGCCGTTAACTCTGCGAATGTCAGGTCGCGCTCCCTCCAGATTGTGGGTGGGTCTTTCAACTCACCATTTTCGTCCACTGGATTTTGCAGCCACTGGTCAAGCACAACTCGGTCATAGTTTGGTAGTTGTGTGGCCAGGGTATATTCCATCTGCTCGGTGAACTCGGTACTGTTGTTGTACCGTCCGTTCTTGTCCACCATCATGGATTGCAGGCTGTTCCAGGAGTATGTCTTGTCCGAGGTTTTCATGGTAGCCAGCTCCTCTTGGCTGATCACCTTGTTCTCATCAACTTCGTGGTTGTACACCTCGAGTATTTTCGAACATATCTCCCCAAATACCAACGTGTTCCTGTCGGTGTAGTACCCCGAGATCGCTTT